ACAGCGCCGCCTGTCTTGCCATTGCCCGTGATGTGTGAGCCGCGAGGGCGAATGTCCCCAAAGTTGCCGCTAGTGCCGCCGCCTACTTTGCTCAAGATGCCAGTCTCGGCCTGGAAGTATAGAATCTCAGCTACACTGTCGCCCGTTGTGCCACCATAGCAAGACACGGGCAANCCACGCTTAGGACGCCCGTAGTTAGACCANACAGGGCTGGAGAAGCTGACCCAGCCCCGAGAGCAATAGTCCCAAAGTTTATCGCCCATCCCGCTTACACCAATGTACTGGTCAAAAGAATCGCAGATTTGGCGGATGCGATCTTCAGCAGTCTCGCCTTCGAGCAGGTAGCCGCTGTCTAGAAACTTTCGGGACGTATCGTTAAGCCATTCAAATGTCATTCATTATCTCCTTGTTAAAATAGGTCATCTTCGTCAAAGGATGTCTCGCCTTTGGTGTAATTGACTGACCGCTGCGCGAAGAAGTCAGTATGGGATGTTGACTGATTCTGCACATCGAACCACTTAGTATTACTTAGCAGTTGCGGCTCAACATCAAAGTAGTCGGAGTACCCTGCGCTGCGTAGGCCCATATTGTACCGATTCTTGATGTACTCAACAACTTCACCGCGACTAAGGTAGGGCAGTTCACCGTCCTCAAAAATCCAATCAACGATGCCCGCCTCGGCTTCAAAGCTGATGTCAACCATCTCATGCACGCGCTCTGCTAGATCGTCAGTAAACCACTCGGGATGCTCATCGCGGATAATACGGATCAACTGAGCGCCGAACTGGGCATGTAACTGCTCTTCCAGCGANGTGGCTGCAATGACATTGCTCATGCCAGCAAGCTGGCCTGTTTCCTTGTTGATCTGTGAAATAATGAGGAATTGGCTGAATAGCGATACGTTCTCGATGAACAANCTGAAAAGCAGTATCGCCTCCATGTAGTCACGGTTGTTATCGGCCTTTGATGCTGACAGCACCCGCTGCGCGTAGTTAATACGCTTTTTCATAGCAGGGATGTCAAGCACATTNTCGAACTCGTTATTCAGGCCAAGCTGCTCCAGCAGTTCAGAATATGCCCGATGATGCCTAATTTCGCTTTCACCGAAGCTGGCCCCAACTTCTTCGATCTCAGGCTTCGGCATTCTGTCGCCAATGCGCGACCAGAACTTCTTGACTGCTACCTCAATCTGGGAGATAGCCAGCATCGACTTACGCACAGCCTGCTTTTCAACGTAAGTCATCTCGGCCCTGTATTCCTGGATGTCCTTCTGGAAGTTGAACTCCGAGACAATCCAGTAAGACTGCTGCATAGCGTCAACATACTTTAGCAGCGACGGATACTCTAGCGGCTTATAAGCAATGCGCTCTGCGAAGATGCTAGGCTTACGGCTGCTGCGGTACGAGACGTACTCACGGGCAGTGTCAAAAGCCTTAACATCCATCAAGGCGTTCTCAACTAGCTTGTGGATGGTGTCTACAGACACAACGATGCCATCAACATGGCTAGTAACGTAGTCAACAATATCATCATAAGAGCCAGATACATCTTCCGATGTCCGGCTCATCGCTTTATCAACAGCGACCCTAATCTTGTCAGGGTCAAAAGGCTCTACGTCATTATCTCTCTTAACAACCTTCATTTTGCTTTCCTTTTTTATAGCTTCTCAAATCCTATATCAGTACTGAACCATACCTCATCTACTCCCGCTTCGTCCAGCGCAAGGCGGCATACAGGACAAGGCTTGGACAGCCGCAGTTCGCCTCGTTTATTGAGGCGGCAGACCACAACTGTCTCGACATCTTCCCTGGCCTTGATCAGAGCCGCTAGTTCAGCGTGCAGACTGACTTTCTGCGGCCTACCTACTCGCTTTGCGTACTCTGCCTGCTGTGGGTGCGTCTTCCTGCTGTTCGTCGCTGTGGCGACAATGTGACCGCTTGAGTTCAAGCAGATAGCAGCGTGCCGAAACTTGCTTTCAGACTGCTTGGCAGCATCCACAACCTTGTCGATGTAGTCTTCCCTAATCTCTTCCATATCAATGTACGCTTGAGTCTAGGTACTCATCAATCATCGCTTGCACATTCATAACAAGGGCTTGCATGCCAGCCAAGTCCTTCGGGTCTTCTGGAATATCACCCGTCAGGAATGTCGCAAAAGCGCCTTCTTCAGTCTCGCTGTGCTGGTAGAAAGCAATGACACCTGAAAGCACATAGTCCTCGTCAGGTGCGTTATCTTCTAGGAAGCTGAAATCTTCATTCATCAGATAGTGCCTCGGTTGTGAAACTTCTTAATGTAGTCGATGGAGACTGTTGATCTAGCGACTTCACCGAAGTCTCTATCAAACACAATCGCTTTCATATCTCGCCCTGACAGATACCCGTGCTGGTAGGCGTAGGCATCCTTAGCCGAGATGGTTCGCACTTGCTCCACGATGCAGCCGTTGTACTCGATCCGGCGGTCGTGGTGGTGGTGGCCTCGAAAGAAGTACCGATGCTTAGTGTCGCCCCACATCTTCGGCTGCTCTGTCGCCATGATGCCTGGCAAATCGTTGTCCTTAGTCTGATGACCGTGGACTGTGCCAATCATCACATTGCCGTACTGTAAATACTTCCGAGTAGTAGGCTCAGGGTGGACATAGCAGCGCGGCTCGTTACGATACATGCTCTTAAAGTGATTCTGAGTTGCAAGAGCGATGAACTCATCGTGATTGCCGGGCACACACACCAACTGCACCGACGCATGATGCTCAAGCCCTTTGTCGATGCACCGCTCTAGCGCGTGCCAGCCGAGTTCAAGCACTCGACTCATGCGCCCGTCAATATCAAGGATGTTGTGACTACGTTCAGTATAGCCGCTCATGTTGTCAGCGTGAAAGAAATCACCCATCTGCAAGATGACTAGCTTTTCGCTAGGCGCTGCTTGCTCTACAAGATAGTCAACTGACGCACATAGGGCGTTCACAGCCTTGTTAACATCGTAATCTTCGCCAACTTCTTCGCCCCAAGCGTACATGCCGATGTGGGTGTCAGTGATCGGGATGACTGCCATTGTCTCGGCAGAAGGGCCGGGAGGGTTAGCCTTGCTAGGCTTTGGCTTATCAACAGTTGTGAGGCTGTCTACCGCGTTTTGAATGGCCTCAAGTCTGGCTTGCTGGTCAAGGCTTGTTTTGACCCACTCCAGTTTAGGCTCGCCCGTTTGGGCGTCGTATAAAGTGGACGTTCCTTTGACCACATGTCCTTCAGGAATCTCGCGGCTCTCTCCTGATTCAATCTCTTCTGATCGGATTCTTGCAAGGCGACGCTCCAATGTCCGTGTGTTGACGCCAAGGTGGATGGCTGCTGCTGCTTGGCTGCCCATCTCTTCCACCGCAGCGGTTATCTGATTGTCAGTGTACTGTTTCAAACCCATGATGATGGCACCTTGTCTCCTACATGATAGATGAAGCCGTGCCGCTCACACCAGTCGCTGTAACGCATCGCTTTCTTCCTAGTCATCCAGTTATCAGACTGGAATAGCATACGGATATCAAGGTGCGGGTTACAGTTGCGGATAGCAAGCATTTTTGATCGCATTTCGCCTGTAAACTTGCCCTTGATCTCGATAACAATGCCGTTAGCTAAAACTACATCAGGTGTGTAGTTGCGCTCCTTCAGCACAACCTTGTGCCCACAGTTGGCACAGTGAGCAGGCTTTACCTCGCTGGTGTACTTGATCTGATACGGCTCATAGCTGTACTTGATGCGCCGTTCGTTCAAGTCGCGGCAGACTCTTTCCTCTAGCTTACTTCGGTACTTAGGTGGCCCTTTCATCGTCACCATACGCCTTTTCCCAGTCCTTTGATGCCCAGAAAGGGTAGAAGAATGGATCGGCTTTCAGCCGCTGCATGTCTGCCTCCATCTTCTGAATACGCCGTTCAAGGCGATAATTCTTTTCCTTTACCATCTGCAACTCAGTCTCCATCGTCGAAAGCGTCTGAGGCATCAAAATACGAATCATCCGTAATGCGCTCGGAGGCACGTTGGTAAAGCTCCATCTTGATTGCCATCTTGAGGTCTTCGAGAATCTTCTCTTCAATCTGCTCATCGGACTGGTACTCATCAGCAATTTCCTCAATCTGATCCATTAGCACTGTAGACATTTTCTCGCCCTTCCTTACCAATTTCTAGTAGCTGCATTGTATCTTCAAAATAACCCATGATCTCTGACTCTGGCATTTTAGCTGCTAGCAGCATCTTGTAAGCCCTTTCACAAGCATCGTAGTAGCTGCTGTGATCTGTGCAGCCGATCAAGTGCGCCTCGGCCTTCTTAGGCCCGATGCCGGGAATGCCTTTGATCCCATCACCAGGGTCGCCTGCGAGGACTTGCACCCAGTATGAGTGCATAGCCTCTTCCTCGGTGACAAAGTACACCTTGCCATCACGATTAAAAGTCGGCCATCGGTAGTGCCAACCGGGGATGGTGTCAAGGTCTTTATCAATCGAGCAGATGATGCACTCGTCTTCTGCTGCCTTATGCCAGAAGTCTAGGGCAACCTGCCCCACTTCATCATCAGCCTCAAAGCCTTCTTCTGCATACTCAGCACCGAACTCTTCTACCATGATTCGCTTTGCATCTTCCAGCATCGGTGGTCGGTAGGTAGCCTTTCGATTGGCCTTGTAGTTCGGGTCGATCTGCTTACGAAAGCTGGCCTTGCCAGTAAGGTACATGCAGTATTCAAGGCACTCCGTATCTTCCTCAATGTTTTGCAGGTGGTGGGAGACAGCAGTGCTAATGTCGCTCTCATCGTAAGTAGCGTCAGGGTCATCCTGCATCTGCCTGTCCATGCTTGCTGTGATCGCAAAAGCGATACTGTCAGCGTCAATAATCGCCAACATCGTGATATGCCTCTTCAAAAAATTGCTGTTTCTGCTTGCGACGCGAAGGCTCGCCCTTGTGGCTGCCGCCTTTTCGCATCCAACGATCATCTTCTCGCATCCAAGCAGGCTGCTTGCGTTTAGTCTTACCCATCAGTCTGTACTTCCAAATCCTCGCTCACCCCGGTGAGTGCCGCCCAGCTTATCAACCTCCTGAAGATTGACATATTCAAAAGGCTGGATGACTAACTGCGCTATTTTGTCGCCCTTGCGGACAAAGTGTGTCCCAGCGAACACGCGGGTTAGCCCGACGATAATCTCGCCTCGAAAATCAGCGTCAATCACTCCTGCTAAAACATCAATGCCGTTATTCATGGCGAGGCCAGAACGAGGCTTGACTAGCCCCACAGTGTTGTAAGGCAACGTCATGGCAATGCCAGTGCAGATACGCGATACATGATCGTAGTCAACCCGAATATCGTGAGTGGAATAGAGATCAAGACCAGCAGCGCCAGGCGTCCCNCGGCTAGGCGTNATTGCCTCTGGCCTAACTTTGATAAAGTCAACTGTCTGCATAATATCCTCTGAATAGGTGGTGCCCCGATCAGGACTTGAACCTGAAACCTACAGATTAGGAGTCTGTTGCTCTGTCCAGTTGAGCTATCGGGGCTGATCGTTAATCAGAACGGGATCGAATCTCCAAATTCGTCCTCGTCATCGTCAGCCTGCTGCGCTGCCTGCTGATTCTGCTGCTCAACTTCCTGCTTGCGCGTCTCATCGGGCGTCAGCCCATGCTCTGCGTAAGGGAAAAAGTAGTCAGACGCGATTCGGATAACCTCTGATGCCGCATCATCAAGACTGCTCTTGCTAGTCAGCGTGCCAGCAACAATATATGCAGCGTACTCCATAGAGCTTTGACGCATAATAGACGCTTGTACGTCGGCGCTCCTTACCTGAGCAGAATTATTACTAGCAGCAGCGCCAGAACCAGAGTTGCCGCTAGATACGCCACTTCCTCCATTGCCAATCTCCTTGACCGTTACATCACTAGCGCGAATGTTGTTGTACGTACGACCGTTGCGCTCAACGCTGTTGACTACAGCCTCGATAACGTCGCCTTCGGCCAACTGATGCCACCCGCTGCCGTGCTTGACGTTAGCAACAGGCTTTTTCTTCTTCCCAAGACCGTACCAGTTGCCCTCAATGTTGATATTAACGGCGTACTGGTTGCCGTACTGATCCTCTTCACCGAAGTCTTTGGCGTAAACCTTGTCAATCTTTCCTTCAACAATACTCTTACCCATAGTTATTTCTCCTATTACTTGGGTGTAAATAGTTATCTCGTCA